GCCTGCCGCAACGCTCTATTTATACCTTCCGTGACCGCGAGTTCTATCTGTGTCGCGTCCGCGCCAGACCCGACCGTCACGACTACCGCGCCACGCTCAATATTCACGTTGAAGTCGCCTTGTGATGCGGCGGCCTGTCCTGCCGTGATGCCGTACTGCGACTGAGCGGCAACGTTACCGACCCCCGTGGACGCTGCCGCGATACTGCGGCTAAGAGCGTTCGCCCTGTCGATGGCGGGTTTCCCTGCCGAGATCAGCGCGGAAGCGATCTCATTACCGTCGATGGGGCCAGCGGAAACAATCTGCTGCAATGAAGCATTATTCAGTCCGAGGCTGCGGAGAGTGGAGAGGTTCTTCCCGAAGTCGCGTATCTGCGCGAGTCGAGATTCCAGATTAGTGAGGATGCCCTCAGCCGTGATGCTCGTTCTATCGTCCGAACGCAACTCTGAGATCGTCGCGAAGTCACGCATCCCTGTAGCGATACCCGAAGCGAACTCGCGGAAGCCCCTGCCCTTCTCCCGAAGCACATCGAGCCTTTCCCCGAGGCGATTCACCATCGCCATGAGTTCCTTATTCCGCGCGAACTTCTTTATCTCCCCGAATACCTCGCGTAGCGCCGACTGAATCTCGCCAGGGCTGTCCGCGAGAGAAGCGAAAGCCTTCGTCAAGGCTTTACCGAGGTCATCAGCGACACCTGTGACCTGACCAGCACCAGACCGGATTCCGACAACGATACCGTCGATGAAGTTACCAGCAACCTTCATCGCGTCCTTCGACGGTGATGTCGCGTCGATACCGTCGTTCCCGCCAGTCGTAAGGTTAGATGTGGCGGCTGCGGCGGCAGCGGCGACTTCCTCTTCGCGTCGTTTCAGTTCAGCGATGATGCCGTCGATGAAGTTCATGCCGACTTCGTTGCCGTAACGCGCAGCGATCTCGCGCTGCGCCGCGAACTCATCAACAGTCTTGCCGGATTCCTGCTGCTGAGACTTAAACACCTTGAAGATATCGGACTCGGAAGGTTTAATTCCCTGCTTCTTCAGGGCCGCGCGAATCTCGTCCTGTCCCTTAGCAAGACGTTGCTGCGCTTCCTCCGGGTCCTTGGCGGCCGCAGCGTAGTCAATCCAGCCCTGGGCGGCCTCCCGAATAGCGGAGCGGTTCGACATAGCAGCATCAGAAGTTCCCTTAAGTGCGGTGCCGTTCTCTTCCAGGGTCGTGTTGAGGTCCTTGATGCCCTGAATGGCTGAATCCCTAGATGCCTCATTAGAGATGACCGCGTTCATCTTCTCAAACGCTCCGCTGAGCGCATTGACCGCGTTCACCCCAGCGTTCAGGGCAGCATCGAGGGTTCTCTGCGATTCCGTCATCGCCGCATCTGCCGCACGCTTCTCCTGCGCGAGTCCTCGATAAGTGGACGCCTGACCGCGCGCTGCGTCACTCGCCGCGATAGCCGCATCGACCTGCGACGTGGCTACGTCCTGAGCGGCCAGTTTGGCTTGATCGTAGTACCCGATCATGCCGTCGAGGGTCTCGACAATCGTGTTGATCGAGTTCACGGTCCCCACATTGCCGAAGCCCGTGTCGAAAGCCCCGCCCATTTCGCTCTGCGCCTGCTGCATCGCAACGATCTTGTCGCGGTACCCGTCGAGCGCGGGGCCACCCTGCTCCAGCGCCGCGATGAAGCCCGAAATGGAGATACCGTAGTTCTCCATCATCGCGATGTCTTCTTGACCGATGTTGTGGCGCAACTCAGATGCTATGAACACCTTCGCTGCCTCGCTCATCTTCCCTGTAGTGAGGTCAATCTCATCGCGCAGATTCGACAGGTGGTGCTCTGTTCCTGCCGCTTTCCCGATAAAGATTTCCACAGCAGCGCCGACCGCGAGCATCGCTAGGCCGATAGGCCCGAGGCTCGCCAGCAGGCCCTTTGCGGCAGCACCGATCGCCTTGAACGACCCGACGACAGCCACTTTCGCCGTAGTAGCAGCCGTACCAAGCATCCCTATCGAGGTCTGTGTCTGCTTCATAGCCGCGCGAGATGCCGCGAGTTCACCACGCAGCGCCAGGAACGCTGCTCGCAGCGTCTGGACCGCTTTCAACTTCAGCATCGCCGCCAAGAGGCTAGAGAAGACAACGACGAGTTTGCCAACGACGAATAGGATCGGCCCAAGTGCAGCCAAAAGACCCGCCATGACCGTGATCGTGCTCTTGATCGGCCCCGGCAGAGAGTTGAAGGCACGCAAGTTGGCCTGCATAAAGTCCATTACGCTCTTGATGATGGGCAGGAATTGCTCTCCGAGGTCAATGAGGGTCGCCTTCAACTCTGCCATCGCCTGACTGACCTGGAATTGCGCGGTCTGCGACACGGCCCCGAACGCTTCGGCGGTCATTCCAGCACTATTACGCACCCCTCCGAACGTTTCTTGGATCGTTCGCGCGTCCGCGCCGAGAATCTGGAACGCAGCAGAAGCCGCCTCGGATGAACCGAGCAACTTTCCTAACTGTTCGCGGTTCCCCCCGAGCGCCTTGTCGAGCATTTCGAGGGTCGCCGGGAGCCCCTGCTTCGCGATGGAGTCGCGCAAGTCCTGTGCGCTGAGCCCAACTTCGTCGAGAGCCGTCTTCGCTTCCTCTGTCGGAACGACGAAAGCCCGGAAGAGTGCCTGAATCTGTGTGATGGATTCGGCTGCATTACCGTTCACGCGGGTCAAGAGAGCGACCGCGCCACCCATTTCCTGGAAAGATGCCCCTGCCTGCTCCGCGAACGGCAGCACCCGACCAATCGCGGCAGCGAATTGGCTCGTCTCGAAGTTACCCGCACGCGCCGTAGCGACGATAGCGTCGGTTGCGTCTGACGCAGACAGCACTTCGGAGCCGTAAGCGGAGAGTGCACCGGCAACTGCGCGCGCGATATCGTTCGTCTGGCCTAGTCCCGCTGCGCCAGCCTTCGCTGAGTTCGCTAGAGCAGCCATCGCTTCGGAGCCGCGCAGACCAGCAGAGGTCACAACGAACAGGCCGCCAGCCAACTCGTCCGGTGCCTTGCCCGTCGCAGCCGCCATTGCGAGGACTTCATCACTCATCCGGGCCACTTCGTCCGAGGCGATACCGACAAGACCGACGATCTTGTTCATGCTCGCCTCGAAAGACATCGCCGCGTTGCTCGCCGCGATCGCCAAACCGCCGAGGGGAAGTGTGATGCCGACCGTCATCTTCTTGCCGACGTCGGCCATTGCTTGGCCTACCTGGGCAATACGCTGGCTGGAGAAGGTGGCAGCCTCACCAACGGCACCGAACGCGCCGCGCGCCACGGCCATCTTCGACTGAACATCGCTGATGTCAGCGGTGAACCTGGCGACGACCTCTGTTGCGACCGCCATACGTCACCTCTTCCTTTTAGCCGCCTGCTCCTGCTCCCACACCCGCAGATTCTCTAACGCGATCCATTCCGTGAGTTCTGCCGATGTGAGAGGACGGTGGCCTGGACCCCCAAGAAGGAGTTCATCCACCGTCCTCCCCAACCGTTGCGCTAACTCGAAGACGAATCGTCGCTCGGGGACTTGGAGGAATCTTTTCCCGCCGCGTCCTGCTCGTCCTTACCGATACCAGACAGTCGGAGCCCGACGTTCGCGAGACGCTCGACTGCCGCGCTCGACTTAGCCAGGATCGCGTCCTTATCGGCAGGCGTGAACACAGGCTCGCTGCTGTCGGGGTCGTAGGTGCAGGCCACCACGACGTCCGGGTAGACGATACTCATGTTCACTTGCTGCGTGGTCTGATCGAAAGCGTTCTGCATCAGAGTGATGCGGTCGCCAGCGCTCATCCCACGGACGAGAACATCAACCCCCCACTCAGGGATACTCACCGTCTCGGTGGGAATGTCCTGAGCGGAGAAAATCTTGTCGCGCAAACTAGCCATTGTTACTCCTTTGATTGGCCCACTAGGGAACGTGGAAGATTGTCAGAAACTAGAACGTGCCAGCGGTGACAGCGCCCGTGACCTGGAGTTCCAGCGAGTAGGTCACGACATCGCCGACCGGGGAGGAAACCTCGTATGAGGTGATGAGTGCCTCGCCCGAGAACTTCCGACGAGTTGAAGCGGAACCGGACGGCCCGTACTCGAAGGAAAGCGAAGAGATTGAACCGGAACGTAGGTTCGCGATGTTCCCGGCAATCTGGGCATCGACGCTGGCATCGAACATGCCCGAAAGCGAGATCGTCGCATCCGTGAGGCCGCTGATGTAGGTCTTGTCGCTATTGCCGAACGCGGTCGTCTCTGCTGTCTCGATCTCACGCGGCATCGAAACCTCGTTCAACGTGTCGCTGAGGCTCACGAGGGTTCCCGCGACACCGTCGAGAGAGAAGTAGGCATCCTTGCCGTGGCGAAAAGTGGGCATGAGTTATCTCCTTGCTGCCGAAACGTGGTAGGTGATGGAACCGGATGATCCGGCGAGGGTGTGCGCTGCACGGAGATAACGATTCACCGTGCCCGTGCTGGTGATGCTCTCCCCGCTAACGGTTGAAGCGGAGATTGAGGTGAAACTAACGAGGTCCACCCAGGTCGAGTTATCGACAGAGTGCTGCACTCGGACGGTAGCCGCGCCGTCCCGTGTATTGCTAACCAGATGAAGATTGAACAGTCCCCCTGTCACCGTTCCTGCGCTCCAATCGACACTCGTCAGCGATGCCGAAGTGCCGGAGTTCGTGAGGCCATTAAGCGCACGCCCGGAGAACAAGCCACCGTCAGCCTGGATCTCTGCCGAGATAGCGACAACGTCACCAACTGGGGATGAAATCTCATAGGAGGTTAGTTGCCCATTAGCGATAATGGATCGTGTGCCAGCGGTCGCGCCTTCGGGGAGAACCGTGAAAGTGTTATCGTCGTCTGCGATGAGCCCACGGAGCACAGCGTCGCTTGCGCCAGCGGTCGCATCGAACAAGCCGCTAGTGCTGATGGTGCCGTCCGTGAGACCCATCATGTAGGTCTTGTCGGCATCCCCGAAAGTCGTCGTCTCCGCGACCTCAATCTCATCGGTCTGCGTAGCCTCATTCAAGAACGGGGACATGTCGGTCCCGTTCAGTAGGACTACGGTGCGCTTGCCGTGACGGAAGG